GATCTACCTTTCGTTAAACTATATTCTCATGCATTCCAAGGACCTGGTGGATGGTATATAGAGAACTCTCTTACCACACTAGGACAGAAAGACCCTGTTTCTGAGTATAATTCATTACTCTGGAATAATGGAACTGATCTTGGAAAAGAAACTGCAAGAAAGCAGAAACGCAAATTGACATACATTTCTAATGTCTATGTTGTAAAAGACCCTGCAAATCCTGAGAATGAAGGTAAAGTATTCTTATTCAAATATGGTAAGAAAATCTTTGACAAACTAACTGCAGCAATGCAACCTGAGTTTGAGGATGAGGAAGCAATCGATCCATTCGATTTCTGGCAAGGTGCTAACTTCAAGTTAAAGGCAAAGAATGTAGCAGGTTACAGAAACTATGATAGTTCTGAGTTTGCTGCTGTAAGTCCACTACTTAATGATGATGATGCTCTTGAGTCACTTTGGAAGAAGCAATTCTCTCTCGCTGAGTTAGTTGCAGCAGACCAGTTCAAGACTTATGAAGAGTTGAAGACTCGTCTAGATTCTGTTCTTGGTAACAAGAAAACAGTAACTCCAGAGTATGAAGTCGCTGATGAAGATGATGATCGTGGTGCTGCAGAGGAATTAGTAACCGCTGCTGTATCAACAACACCATCCTCAGTAAATGAAGATGATGACGATGCACTATCATACTTTGCAAAACTTGCAGAAGAATAATAATTGTTATTCATTTAGTTTTAGAAGAGGTCGAAAGACCTCTTTTTTTATGTGCTCTGCTCTACTATTCCTGAAGTGCTCTCATTGAAGAATGCAAGTTGTTCGTTAGTCATAGTTTCAGTAATTACTAGATCTGTCGTATTAAATCCACTGAATTTAGTTGAATTTACAATGCTTGTCACAGTGAATATATCTCCTGTTATTTTTGAAACATTAGTAATATCTACATTATCATAAGTATCTGCCAATGTTAATATTGAATTAGCAGTTTCATTTGATGAAGTTATTGACGTATTCATAATTTTATTATTTTGATTATATAGTTAAGATGTTAAGTTGGTAATATCTGTTTTTGCTAGTGAACTTGTTATGTAGTTAGAGCACTTACTGTATCTTACTACATCTTTTAAATCATTAACAAATATCTGTAAATATCCTGTTCTTAGCAAATCAATATTTCTCTTTTTTTCATTTTCCTCTATTTCATATTCAAAGTTTGTTACAGGTCTTGCAATATTATCAGTAGCAACAGTATATTCGTTTTTATCATCTAATTGTGTATTACCTGCCTGTGAAATAAGAGTAAAACGATTTGTTGGAAAGCGTAATGAACTACCATCCATCTTAAAATCTGCATCAACGATTAATTTTGGTGGTAATATTTGACGACCTTGACTATCCTTTATTTCATATGTCTCATAATGATGATTCTCATTCATTTTTGCCTCTGAACCATACTTGCTCAATGCATAATCATACATTTGGTAATCTTGAAGCGGCCATTGATTATTAATATTTGTTATACCTGCAGTTAGCACTACAACAAAATCATAATGAGGACTACCGTATACATCTTCTGCAATTGTGTCTGGTCTTTCACCATCTTCAATTACATACTTATTGAATAATGATGCATTTTCTTTCAAATAATCATATAATTTTGATCTACGAAATATGTTTTTAATCTCAATTAAATCTCCAGTCGATTTTTTATCTGGTAGTGGTGATTGATATAGTATATTTGGTAAGTGTTTAAAATATGCCATTAGAAACCAACTCCCAAGTTATCACCCTCTGAGAATTCATCATAATCCTCATGGTAAATTGGATTGAGTTCTTTAAAGGTAAGACTCATTTGAATACTGACTGGAGTTCCATCTGCATATGATGCAAATGTACCAGCATTTGTGTAATTAACTGACATACCTGTTAATGCACAATGTTTAAAACTATTTAAGAAAGGATGATCTTTTCCATTATGTAAATATCTTATTGTAAATACATCTGGTGATTTTAAGAATATACCTCCTTGACCACCTACAGGACCACCATCTTCATTTCTTCCCTTTTTAGCAGCCATAGAACTCTTAAAAGCACGGATTATATGCTTTACCATCATTGATTCTTTATCATTTCTTGGTGAAAAGGTCACATTCATTGGAAACGAACGTAAATTGACATTATTAAATAGTAATTCTAAATTAGAATTTAATACCTGTCCAGTTGCTCTTGCAATTGCACTATTAGGAGAAATATTATTACCTTGAGGGTCGATTGCTTTTCCTGCAATTCCTGCTGCAACTGCATTTTGAAGATTCTCTGATAGTCCCATTCCTTCAGTAATAGCAGTGGTCAATACTTCTTTTGTATCTTCAAAAGTGTCAACAGGACTATTCATAAACGCTGCTGCTGCCTGTAATCCTGCTAATTGAAATACATTCATGGTATCATCACCCCAAGTGACAGTATTAGAGTCATTTACATCCTGTGGTATGGGTAGTTCAACATAATAATGATGCGACTCTTTGGATGCTCTATCAGAAAATTGATCAGATCCACCTAAATTTTTAAACTGTAGATTTGTAGGTTGTAATCTAATATTACCATCTTTATTTTTTAAAAATTCACCTTCTTTATATTTTTGACCATCAAATATACCTGCTTTACTTGCTACTAAAGGTGTATATCCAGTACTGAAGTTTGTAGTTTGTGGACGATATTCAAAACATTTTATTAATAATCTTGTACCACTTGCTTCATCGGGAGTTACCGCAATTGGATAACTCATAACTTTTGGGTGTGATATGTGTCTTTTATGTTTCTTTCTTGGTTTTTTATTACCTTGATTTTCTACTTGCGATGTGGTTTTACTATTATTATTTTGTGTATTCTCATCCTTCAAGATACCTCTATGATTACTTCTATTGCGATTTCTATTTCTTTCGTATGCTTTAGTAGGGTTATTAATTGACATTATCGACCTTTTTTTATCTATTTAGTCGTATTCTGCCAAATGGAATAGTTCGTAGGTCTCTAAGTTCCATTTCATCGACTTTATACAAACCACCCACAACCTCTGGAAATGTATATTGCCTCATCTCACCCCAGTGAAAATTAAGTCCCTTAAATCCCCATTGAAAAACATCCGTCACTGCGACGAGAGGATGTGCATCATATCTAATATTTGGTGTTTTGGGTTGATATACAAAAACATAATAATTACCTTCCTCTGGGACATTACTTCCCTCAGTTAATACCTCTAATATATCTTGTGCTAAATCATCTGGATTCTCATTTCCAATAAGTTTTTTCATTATGGGGTCGATACGACTCATATTCCTAACTCCTTCTCAGTAACTACCTTGAACTCCCACTGGCGATCAGCACAGAACTCTCGTGCCATTTTCCATTTTGCTTGGTTCTTTGCATATTCATATGCTTCACGAATATATCCTTTTGTTTGTCTTTTTGGTTTCACGGGTGGTTTTGTTTGTTTTGCTGGTTTGACTTCAATCACATACCTCTTTATTTTACCCCCTCTTTCTTTGACTTTCATATAGAAATCAGGAAAATATCTATGAACTCTATTATCTACTGGTGAACGATATGGTATCGCTATCTCTTCACTTGCCCACTCTAATATACTCTCATTTTTATCACAATATACCATGAACTTTCTCTCCCAGAGTGACCTGTAAATTATATTTGTTGGATCACCTTTATACTTTCTGGGATAGGAGGGGTAGTATTTTCCCTTATAAGACATCTAAATACATATGATATGTAATTTTATTTAGAGTGCCAGCACCAAGACCAAGATCAATATCTGATTTATTACCAAGATTTCAAAATGTAGCACAGTCTTCACACTATCTTGTCAAATTTGCCCTACCCCACAGTTTTAATAGAAACGGGTTGCGTTCATATTTAAGAAGAAAGGGAGTGAATGATAGATTTGTTTTAGAAGATGCAGGATTATTATGCAGTAATGCAGTTTTACCAGGTAGTGCTCTAGCATCAATTGATACTCGTGGCAATTTTCAGGGGGTCATTGAGAGATTTGCACATACTCGTAACTTTACTCAAATAAATCTAGAATTTTATGTTGATAATGAATACAAATCGATGAAGTTTTTAGAGCATTGGATGGAGTATATAACTGGAGCAATACCTGATCCAACAAGTGATGCTTATCACTTTGAACTTAATTATCCTGCAGATTACAAATCGAATGAGACAAAAATTGTAAAGTTTGAGAGGGACTATAATCGCTTTTTAGAATATCGTTTTATTGGTCTATTTCCATTAGCATTGAATTCTACAAGAGTATCTTATCAAGGTTCACAAGTTTTAAAAGCATCAGCATCATTTAGTTTTGATAGGTATATATGTGGTGAATCATCATCACTAGCAAGAGATTTGGGAAGAGCATTTAATGAAATATTTGGTTTAAGTAATCCCATTAAAGATGGTGGTAGTGTTGCTTATAGTACTAATATTATAAATCAAGATGCGTTTGGTGTAATAAGAGGATTGAGTAATACTGATAACCCATATAGAGGAGCAGGTTCAAATAATAGTAACAGTCCAAATGGCCCAACACAAACACTAGGTGGAACAAGTTTAGGTGCTGGTCAAATTATCTCTTGATAAACCACTATAAATAATGACACTGAAGTGCTCAGAATATTATGCCTTTACCAAAAATTGCAACGCCAACATATGAGTTGGTTCTTCCCTCATCAAACAGAAAAATCAAATATAGACCATTTCTTGTAAAAGAGGAGAAGATTTTAATTATTGCCTTAGAGTCCCAAGATCAAAAACAAATCGCAAATGCTGTAAAAAGTATTTTAGTATCTTGTATTTTGACAAAGGGAATTAAAGTAGATAAACTATCTACATTTGATATTGAATATTTGTTTTTAAATGTACGTGGTAAATCTGTTGGTGAACAGATTGAAGTGATGGTTACTTGTCCCGATGATGGAAAAACACAAGTGCCAATGTCAATTAATATTGACTCAATAAAAGTTCAAAAATCAAAAGATCACAAAGCAGATATTAAATTAGATGATACTTTTACATTAAAAATGAGATACCCATCTCTTAACGAGTTTATTAAATCTAATTTTGATGCTGGTAATGTAAAGGTGGATGATACTTTTGAACTCATTGCATCTTGTATTGACCAAGTATATTCAGAGGAAGAATCTTGGACTCAAGAGGATTGTACAAAGAAAGAATTAGTTGACTTTCTAGAACAACTTAATTCATCTCAATTTAAAGATATTGAGAAATTTTTTGATACAATGCCAAAACTTTCACATACTGTTAAGGTAATGAATCCAAACACAAAAGTTGAGAGTGAAATTACAATAGAGGGGCTGCAGAGTTTTTTCGGATAAGTATGGCACATGAGGATTTAGTGTCATACTATAAATTGAACTTTGCCTTGATGCAGCACCATAAATATAGTTTAACAGAGCTTGAAAATATGATACCTTGGGAAAGGGAAATTTACATTTCACTTCTCCAACAATACATTGAAGAAGAAAATTTAAAAGCACAACAAGAACGCAATGGATGAGTTCGGTTCACCAATATCAGGAGGAATAAGAGCAGTTAGGAGAAATATTTCTTCTAGTTTTTTTGGTGCAACTCCACAGGCTCAACCAGATACAGTTACAACTGATTTGTTGCAACAACAATCACTACAATTAACTACAGTATCAGGTCAATTACAAAATATATCTCAACAAATAGGTTCACTCAATTTTAATTTAAAGGGAGTAAAGGAAAATTTAGCAGTTAATGAACAATTAGAAAGGCAGAGAGAAGCTGCTGATCAAAATCGTAAAAGAATTTTAGCAGAGCAGGGATTAAGAGAGGGAAAAGAGAGTGCATTAGAGAAGAAAATACAATCAGCATTGTTTTCACCAGTTCAAAGAGTTGCTGTTAAAACTCAAGGAATATTGAGTAATTTAACTACTTTCTTATTCACACTTGCTGGTGGTTGGTTGACAATGAAAGGAATTGACATACTTCAGGCGATGTCTGAGGGTAATGTTGATAAGGTCAATCAACTAAAAAATCAATTCTTTGTAGGATTGACAGTTATTGTAGGGAGTTTTACGGCTCTTTCGATAGGTATAAAGAAAGTATTAGGTATATTAGGCGTATTTGCTGCAAATGTTGCGAGAGTTGCGTTTGGAGGTTTATTAAGAATAGGACTTAAAGGAGTTCAAACTTTACTTGCTGGTCTTGTTAAAAAGGCAGCTGGATTAGGAATTGCTGGATTCTTCTCAGGTGGGGTCATTAGAGGTGCTGCAGCAACTTTAGGATTAGATAGAATAGTCAAGTTTTTGAGTAATATTTTTAAAAAACGAAAAGATAAAAAAACATCATTCTTAGCGGATCGAGGAAGTACATTTAATAAAGATGTTGCAAAAACATCTTCAAAACTTGGTGTAAAAGAAGGATTTAAAAAAATTACAAGTCCAATTCAAAAAAGACTTTTTCCAACAACTGCTGATATTGTAACAAGAAAAGGAACACAAGGAGCGATGTTAAATCCAGCAAAGATGGGTTTGAATCCTTTGAAAAATACGATTATAAAACTTTTTAATAAGTTACCTGGTAAAAATATATTGGGGAAATTATTAGGTGCTGTAGGTGTTAAAGGTGGACTTAAAACTCTATTCAAAAAATTAGGAGGACCAATAGCAACATTTGTGATAAACTTAGCAACTGGTGATGGAATTGGAAAAGCATTGGCATCTGCAGCTGGTTTTGCTGCTGCTTCAGCTGCAACTGCTAAATTACTTGCACCTATGTTAGCATTGCCTATACCTGGTGCCAGAATATTATATGGAATACTTGTTCTAGCAGGTGGTATTGCTGGTGAAGAAGCAATAAGGAAATTGTATGATGGTATTTTAGGTATATTTGGATTTGGAAAGAAAAAAGATAAAGATATAAATTTATCAAAAGATAAAGAAAATCTGCCAGAATTAAAAGAGACTGATTTTACACCTGCCGATGCTATTGGTGAAAATTCCATTGTACCTATGAAAAACGATAAGATGAATGTAGCAGAAGAAATAAGTAAATTTGATGAAGATGGATCACAAATAATTAATTTAAGTGCAAATAAGAAAAATAATCAACAATCTTCAATACAAGCTGACTCTTCAAAAGACTCTGTAACTTTACCTAATATATTATTTGATAATAATAATTCGCATACATTATATGCAACATCTCTAACGGGGGTTAGTTGATCATGAGTATAAGAGCAAGAAGAGACTCATTGAGAAAATCTTCAATAGGAATTGATTCAATACGTAAATCAGTTACTAATTTATCTGAGGGTTTACTTTCGATTGGGAGACAGTCAAGTGAGTTATTAAAACAGACTAGAAAAACAAATTTATTTAAAAGTAAATTAATTCGTCAAGATGCTGAATTTTTTAAGAGAAGAAGAGAGAATGTTTTAAGAAGACAAAGAGAAGATGAACTTGAAGCATCATCTGTGAGTGGTGTTACGAAAAGGCAAGGAAATGTAATAAGTAGGAGTACAAAAGGATTTTTAGGGAGAATATTAGATTTTGTTGGCACTTTAATCATAGGATGGGCATTATTAAATCTACCAAAAATAATTAAAGCATTTGAAAAACTTTTCAAATTAATTACTAGAGTTGTAGGTGTTTTTACAGGATTTATAGAAGGCATGTCAAACTTTTTTGAATCTATTTCTACAGGTGTAGATAACTTTTTATCACAATTCAAACGTTTTGATTTTCGTGAAGATGATAAGCAAATACGTGAAACAATAGATGAGTCGGAGGCAACTGTAACAAAATTAAATAAGGATTTTATTGAATCTGTTAATGATTTTGCTAGAGATAAAGATATTGCATCAGCGGGAGAGGTTGCTAAAAAAATTGGAGTGACAGAAGGTGTTGGTGATTTTGATCCTGAAGAGGAAGATTTTACACCAGAGCAAGAAAATGAAGTTCTAAATTCAATCGAAGGTAGTGAAAACGAAAATCTTGCCTTTGTTGATTTTGCACCTGAAATTGAAGGTAGAGCAGAGGGTGGTGAAGTTAGTGGACAAACTCCTTACATTGTAGGGGAGGAGGGTCCAGAACTATTCGTGCCAGCTGGTGGTGGAGAAATAGTTCCAAATGATCAGTTGGTGCTTCAAGATAATGAAGAAGCAGTTGCAGATTCAATTGGAGATGCAAGTAATATTGAAGGAGTTGGTAGTGAGGAGACACCTTTATCTGTTACGCCAGAAAAACCATCTGATTCAAGAACAGCAACGACTGCTGCTGCACCTCCTATGTCATCATTTGATAGTGATTATGAGCAAAGCAACGTTGAAAATAAACCAGTAAGTCAAAAAGTTGAACCACAAAAACTTGAAAAATCAATCATACCAATAAAAAGAGAGGTAAATAAACTTAAGGGAAAAAGAAAACCACGCACAACATTAATTATTAGTGGTCAAAACGATATGCCAAATACCCAAATCCGTAATATACCACAAAAATCTAGTGTAAAAGTGGTTTCTGGTCACAATAGCAAACAAACTTTGCTTGATTTTCAAAGTGTAATTCTAAAATAAGATATGGCAGCACAAGATAGAAGTCAATACGAAATATTCAAGATAAGATCTAATGATGGTTCAAAAACTGTTAATGTATCTAATCTTGTAATTACTTTTAGTTATTTTGAAAATGTATTGTCTCCAATGATTACTGCACAGGCGGTTATTGTAAATACGGGTGATGCTGTTGTAGATGAAGAAGAGGATATAACTTCGATTTATAATGGTTTGCCATTAAATGGTGGTGAAAAGGTAAGCATTAAAATACCTGCAACAGCTGAAGGACCTGGAATAGAATTTACCGAAGAAAATGGTAATGAATTATATATTGCTTCAATAACAAATGTTCTAATTGATGCTGAAAGAGAAAGTTTTACTATAAATTTAGTTTCAAGAGAGGCGATAACAAACGAAACATCAAGAATAGGTAAGAAGTTTCCATCAACAGAACCAATATCTGATAGTGTGAAAGAAATTATTAAAAATTACTTATTGTCTGATAAAGATGTAGATATTGATGAAACACAGAATCCTTACGGTTTCATAGGTAATATGAAGAAACCATTCACAACCCTGACTTGGTTAGCGACTAAATCAGTGCCAGGCAATGTATCTGGTGGTGATGCAACTGCTGGTTATTTCTTTTTTGAAACTTATTTGGGATATCATTTTAGATCTATTGATAGTTTGATTACTCAAGATCCTTTTCCTATTGAATATTCTTATTCACCAGGAATCATCGATAACCAAGACCCCAATAAGGATTATAAAATTTTGCAATTTAGTACTGTAAGGAATCAAAAAATGATTGAGAATTTGGAGAAAGGTGCGTATTGTACTTATCGAATGTACTTTAATCCTGTTAATAGTACTTTCACTACACCACAACAAGGTGAATTTAGAGTTTCTAAATATGCTGAAAAAATGGAGAATCTTGGAAAGGATTTTGAGATATTTTTACCTCCAGTAGATAAGAAAAATAAATCTCTTGGAGATGTTCCAAGTAGATACATAACAGGTGTTTTGGATTTTGGAATTACTGAGAAGAAGGAAGAAAAATCAAGAAAGAAAAATGCTGATCCTATGGAATATCATTCTCAAGCAATGATGAGATACAATACAATTTTTACTCAAATTCTCACTGCAACAATTCCACTTAATACACAACTTACTGCGGGAAGCATTATTCAAATGAACTTTGCTAAAATAACTAGAGATAAAGTGAAGGTAAGAGATAATGAGCAAAGTGGTCTATATATGATTAAGGAGTTAGTGCATTATTATGATAATAAAGGTTCATTTACTAAATTAAAATTAATAAGAGATACTATGGGGAAAAAGGATAAATGATTGAAAATCTTCTTCTAAAAAGTAATTTTCTAGGTAAAGATGGATTCCGTTGGTGGATTGGACAGATACCACCTGCGAAAAGTTGGGCACTTCAATTTAATAAAAGACCAGATGCTTGGGGTAATCGTGTAAAAGTTCGTATTATGGGGTATCATCCTCAAAATACTATAGAACTTGCTGATGAAGATTTGCCTTGGGCAACTGTTCTTCTTCCAACCAATCATGGATCAGGAAAAGGAGGAACAAAGAAAAAAATTAGAGTAACACAAGGTGATATTGTTGTTGGTTTCTTTTTAGATGGTGATGATGCACAGCAACCAGTTATATTTGGTGTAATAGGTAATTCGAGATATGTTGTTAATGGTGAACCTGGTCCTTTTAAACCTTTCTCTGGATATACCCCCGAAACAGAACCTGGTAATAAAGTTATTGTAAAGAATGAATCTGGTGATGATAGTCAAGAAACAAATTCACCAGTTATAAATGCAGACAAAAAATTAATTGATAATCTAAAACAAAAAACAGGTAAAGAGTTTCGCTCAACATCAGATGCAATGGGTCAAGCTGTATCTTTTGCTGGAACTGCAGCACAAACTGAAATATCAACGAATTTAAAAAATGCTGTTGCATCATATTCTTCTGCAACAGGTGCTGTAAAAAATAAATTAATATCAAACTATTCTAAAAAAATTGCTGGAATATCCAATTCATTCACTGGTGAATTAACAAAGACTGCAATGACATCTCTTGTTCCAAAATTAAATTCTGGACTTGATTTATTATATTCAAATGTATTTGCGATGGTGCTTGCAGCAACACAAAATACAGCGATTGCAAAAAAAGCGGGTAAAGCAGCACAAACTGCGATGGTTAATCCTGTAGCAGCATTACAAAAGAAATTTCCTTGTGTGATGGATGCAGTTGGTAATACTATGTTGGGTGATGTAAGATCACTACTAACATCATATTTGGATAATGTTCAAAATTCAACTGCTTGTATGTCTGAACAGTTTACGGGAGCAATCTTTAATAAAATTGTGAATGGTATAGGAGATTCTCTGGGTCCTGAGTTAGGGGGTGTTGGTAAAATATTAGGAGGATTTGATTTAATAAATGATTTAAGAGGAAAGGCAGAGGGATTGCTTGGTATACAAGAGGCAATAAAATGTGTTGCACCTGGCACAGCAAATATGAAAACAAGTATTTGGACTTTAGGTAAAGGTCCTTTAAATGCACCAGGTGTAACAGGTGAAATGATAATGGCAGCTGCTAATGCTGCTCAATCATTACAGGAAGCAGCAGGTGCACCTGGTGGTATCGCTGGATCATTGCTTGGATTTGGGCAATTTGATTTTATGAATAGAGATGTTAGTGATCCTAATTATACTGGAGATTGTAAGGCATCTCCTCCATCAAATTGTAGAGGAGTGCAGATAAAATTATTTGGATCTGATGGTGAGGGTTCATTGGCAGAACCAATCATAGGTGCTTTGGTTGGTGATGCATTAGCACAACAAACTGGTAGTCTAATTGGAATCAAATTAACAAATCCAGGTCAAGGTTATACTGTCCCTCCTTTAGTTGAAGTTACTGATAATTGTGAACAGGGATATGGTGCACACGCAAGGGCAGTGATTGATTATGATCCATCGTCACCAACATATCAACAAGTAATTGATGTTTACGTAGTAACACCTGGTGAAAATTATCCTGTGATAGATGAAAACTCTTTTGATAATGAATATACGGTAGATCACGTTGCAGTTATAAATCCAGGTGAGAATTATTCTCCAAATGATAAAATTACTGATAATGTTGGAAATGAATATGAAACAATTTTAGATGAACAAGGAAGAATATTGAATGTAATACCACCTAATGCAGCATTATTTGATGTTATACCTGTTGATGGATTTCCACAATTATTCATTGAATCAACAACGGGATTTGGTGCGATAATAAAACCACAAATTGCTCCAAGACCATCATATCAGGGTGAAACGAAGCAAGTCATTGATTGTATTACTCCAAGAGATGGTATCGTAGGATATGTTAATGGTGAACCTTATTATGGATCTTTCCACGTTCATCCTACCACAGGTGCAAAGATGGTTGGTGCTGCACACACTACTACTGCACACTCAATAATTTATGATACTCCAGCAGAGAGTAGATCATCAACTGCAAGAGTTTCTACCTCAACAAATGTTACTTTACAACAATCATCACCTGTAACTGAAACAACAGATACTTCAACTCCAAGCAGTTCATCTATGGATACCCCATCAGAAAGTCCCCCAAGTAGTCCTCCAAGTTCACCTCCAAGTAGTCCTCCAAGTTCTCCACCAAGTAGCCCTCCATCAGGCGGTGGCTATGGTTACTAATAAATATTAATACGAGAATATAACTATGGCAGCAATAGATAAAAATTGGGCACCTTGGGACTTTGATGAGACCACCCATTGTAAAATTAACATAAGTAATCCAACTGTTGGTTTTGGTGGTGGAACTGTGTACCAACAGATCATGGAACAGAATAATCAGACTGGTCTTTGGGGAATGACTGAAGATGGTCAGATGAATATCTTTAATGATGATTGTTTAACTATTGTTGGTGGAGTAACTAAAGAGGGTGGAACCTGTATTAATATTGTTGGTAAAAATGGTGATGTGACAATAACTGCTGAGAATAATGGTGATATAAAAATAAAAGGGTCAAACATAACTATAGAAGCTGATAATAATCTTGTAGTAACATCTAGAAAAAATTTAACATTAAAAGGGACAAATAGCATATATTTAGACACACCTAATTTGAATACAAATGCAATGACAGGAAATCTTGCACCAAGATCTGTTACTTTTGGTGGACGTACATTTGCTGGAACAAAAGTTGGACAAGATGTTATTAGTAATGCATTTACTGGTGGAGGGTTCGGCTGATGCCAGGTTTTAAAAAAGGTCAAGTTACAAACCCAAATTATAACTCGGATGCAAATCAGTTCGGTGAAAAGACAGAATTTTTAGATGATGTTTATATTTACGGAACATTATATGCTGATATAGATGCATCTGATTTAGATTTTACTGATATAACATTTGAAGATCTTACTGTAAATCGTAATTTATTTGTTAGTGGAATCTCTACCTTTAATGAATCGATTCATTTTAATATAGACACTGATTACTTAACTGTTTATCAAAGACATAATGTTGGTGCTGCTGGTACAGTATTTGTTGCAATATCTAGTACATCTGATTTAGATGGTCAAGTTGGTGGTCGAGTTGGTATTGGTAGTACTCAACCTGACAATAGGTTACAAGTAGGCAGAGGTGATAATTCTTTTAACGTTACTGATTTGGGTTCGGTTGGTATTGGAACTACACAACCAGTAGACAAATTTCAAGTAGGTCAAGGTAATGAAGGTGTTGTCATTACTGGAATAGGAAGTGTAGGTATTGGCACATCTTCTGTTGGTGGTGATTGGACTAATAATAATTCACAATACAATGGTTCTACAGAGGGTGATTTAAAATTAGATGTTGATGGAAGTGTTCATATATCGAGAAATATTTACGATTCTGCTGGTTCACCTGGTGCGAATGGTTTCTTTTTAAATCGTGATGAAATTGGTATTAGATGGGTATCTTTTGAACCATCATTTACTGAGGGTGTATTTGTTCAAGATGAGGGTCAATATATTCCATTAACTGGTATAGCACAGTCATTCACAGTTTTTAATTTCAAACAAATTAATAGTTTTGGAAATGGCACCGATAACTTAGTACCTATACCTAATCCTTCAAACCCAACTCAAATAGTAGATATACAAACAAAAGATTTTTGGGGATTCACAAATAATGACATTTATAGGATGTCTAAAGTTGGTATCAATAACAATAGTCCCAGTAAAGAGTTAGATGTTATAGGAGAACTTCACGTAACGGATAATGTTGATTTTGATTCTAATTTAAATGTAGATGGAAATACAAAAATTGATCAGACTCTAGATGTTGATGGTGACACAACATTAAATGCTACCCTCGATGTTGATGGTAATACAAGACTCGGTTCTTTTTTAAATGTAGATGGTCCAGCTTCATTTAATGACACAACTGAGGCAACAGCACCTCTTCTTGCTTCGGTACATTTTCATGGTGGTGTTGGTATTCAAAAGAAACTTATTGTTGGTGGACAAACTATAATTCAAGACACAACAGATTCCACAAGTAAAGACACTGGTTCTCTAGTTGTTGAGGGTGGAATTGGTATAGAAAAACAATTGAATGTTGGAACAAATGCAATAATAAAAGGTAGACTCGATGTAGATAATACAACACAATCAACAAATATCACAAGTGGTGCTGCTGTCATAGACGGTGGTGTAGCAGTCGCACTTAATCTTAATATTGGAGAAAACACAGTTATAGGTGGAAGATTGGACGTTGATTCCCAACAACAATCAACAAATACTACAACTGGTGCTGCTGTCATAGATGGTGGTGTTGGTATTGGTAAAAATTTAAATGTAGGTGAAGATGTAAAAATTTTAGGAGCAACTGATTCTAGTAATAAAGATACAGGTGCCTTAGTTGTAGAAGGTGGTGTTGGACTTGAGAAAAATTTAAATGTTGGGCAGAATGCAGTTATATCAGGAACATTAAATGTAGATGATCAAACACAATCTACAAGTACAAGTTCAGGTGCTGCTGTCATAGATGGTGGTGTTGGAATTGGTAAAAATTTAAATGTGGGTGAAGATGCAAAAATAACTGGTGATTTAGAATTAGATAAACGAATTATTGATTTCTTTGGTAATAATGGAGTAGGTATTTGTAAGACTGATTATCGTTTGTCATCGTTTGATACAAGTGGTGTAGGAATTGGTGTTTCTTGGAGACCATCTGGTGTTCAAACAAAGAGAACGATATGGGTTACAAAAAATGGATGCGACACAAATAGTGGATTACTTGAAGGTGATGCGAAATATACAATTGGTGCTGCAGCTGCAATCGCACAGCAGGGTGATACGATAAGAGTTAGAAGTGGAACATACCTAGAAAATAATCCTGTTGGTTTGAGGGATGATGTTGCTATAAATGGTGAGGACTTAAGATTGGTTTTATTAATACCAGAAAATAAAAATAGAGATTTCTTCCACGTTAGAAGAGGATGTTTGATTGAGAATTTAAGTTTTACAGGTGCTAATATCAATGATGATCATTCTAATTGTGGTGCTGTAGCATTCCCACCAACTGCTGCCGATGTTGCAGCAGGTTTTGCTTTTCAAGCAGCGACTGGTTTTACTGATTTGGGACCAGCAAACGAAGGTTCTGCTGGAAGATGGCGTTCACCTTATGTGAGAAATTGTACTAATTTTATGTCAAAAAGTATTGGTATGAAAATTAATGGTGATCATGCTAATGCTTCTTTTACAGGTACAAATGATTTGGGACAAGATTTAAAATCTATGGTGTGTGATTCATTTACACAATATAATGAAGCAGGTATTGGTGTATCATTATCAAATAATGCATATGCACAATTAGTTTCAATATTTACGATTTGCTCTGATATTGGTATCGCTGCTACATCTGGTGGACAGTGTGATTTGACAAACTCTAACTCTTCATTTGGTAGGATAGGATTACTGGCAGATGGATTTGGAGATGTTGAATTTGATGGTACAACACTTACATCTACAATTGGTGGTGCTGATCGAATAATATCAACAACAACTCAAGATATGTCAAATAATAATCGAACTCCTTTTGATGGTCAAGGTGCATATTTTCATCTAGATATGACTGAGTATGCTGATAGTCCTTCAACAGTTACAGTCAATAAACCACTAGAACTTGTTAGGGGTATAAGAGTCATAAATGGGGGTAACGATGGTGATTATAATCCAGCTGCTCCTCCTATAGTTACACTTAGTGAACCACCTAATGGTCCTGAATCAATATTACCTGAATTTTCTCCTAATGTTAGTGCAGCAGGAACTATAACATCGATTGATGTGATAAACAGTGGTCGTAATTTTTTACCAAACCAGACTTTAACAGTAAATGTCTCTGGTTCTGGAGGAGCACAATTAGAAGTTGATATGGATCCAATCTTGTTTACTGTGAGTGAGGCAACCGAGACATCAGCAGTTGTTGGTTTATCAACTGTTATCTTTAATGAATTTATTCCATATCCAATTTCGTCAGGTGTTACTGTTGAGTTTGTAAGATTAAGTCGTGTAATCACGAGTTCGCATTCATTTGAATATATCGGTGCTGGTACAGACATAAATACAGCTAACCCATTCCAGGCTGGACAACCCATACCTGAGAATGAAGTTGTTGCTATTAATGGAGGACAAGTTCCATTTACCAGCACAGATCAGAAAGGTAATTTCCGTATTGGTGATGGACTCACCATAGATCAAACTACTTCATCCATTCGTGGAAGAGACTTCAATAGAGCGATTCAAGCACAACTTACTCCTCTAATATTAGCATTAAACTAAAATGGCGATAGCACCAGTCAATAAATTTATATCCGTAGCAGTTCCTGTATCAGTTGGTAAACAAAAACTTTATGAGGTACCAACTGGAACTTCTGCTTTGTTATTATATCTTCAAGTTGCTAATGTTGGAATTGGTACAACATTTCCTAAAGTTACATTTACTCAACAGAGAACACAAAGGAGCACAGGTAATAAAAGAGAAATAAGAGTTATAAAAAATGTCGAAGTTCCACCTAATGATGCTGCAATACTAGTCGATGGAAGACTTGTTCTTGAAAAGACTCCTTTAATATTAGATAAACTTTTTATAGAAGGCACTCAACAACAGGTTGGTATCATAACTTTTGTGGACTATGA